TCAACACCACCTTGCTCAACCGCTTGTTGATAACGATAGAATGTATCTCGGCTCATTCCCATTACTTTGCAGGCTTGAGAAATATTACCCAGTTCTTCTGCTAAATTTAATAAACCGGTCTTGTGTTTAATGAGAGGGTTGTTAGAATAAAACATGAGAGTTTCCTTTTTGTTTAGATTGATTTTTGACACTCATATTCTAAACGGGAAACTCTCACTTTTTAGAGTGAATTGTCAGATCAAGTCTGATCTTCTACATTCCGAAAAATTCTCAGATGTTCCGAAACTAGGTTTTAAGGTTTGTGTTTTTGGGAGGAAACGCTTTCTTGAATTGGGGTTACTATCGGGGCTTTTCGGATATAGACTTTTGTCATTTGAACGCTAGTATGACCTAATTGTTGGCGTGCAGCTTCTTCTCCTTGTGCAAGGGCTTTGTCTGTCCCTGACTTAGCCCTTAGATCTCTAAATTGGAATTCCTTTATTTCATTTGCGTATTCGGGATGTTTTTTTGCTGCTTGTTCTCGGATATAAGTAAAGCGTCTTCCTAATTTTACAGAGGTCATTTTTTCTCCTTTTGACGTTGTAAATAAGAAATTCCTTGTGGTTTTTTCTAACCTACTTTGAATTATATCAGCAAGTTTGCCAACTATCTCAATCCGCAGTTTGGCTTGTGTTTTTTGTTGCACAATATGGAGATATCCATCAAATATATGATCGCGTTGGATATTAACTAAATCTACAGGTCTTTGTCCTGTAAGGTAAGCGAGATCCATTAAATCTTTAATATCCTGATCTGCTACTTCATACACCATTTCAAAAATATTGTTCTCAACGTAAATTTCACGTTTTCTAATTGGAAAGCGTTTCATTCCTGTATTAGGACTAGCTAACGTTGTGTAACCCCACTCTCTTGCGTATTGCCAAATATGACCGAACATTGAAAAGGGCTTTGATAAAAATTCTTAGTGAATGTAGTCTTTGTGGTTGTTTAGCGTTGTTTGTGCGTTCATTTTGGTTTCCCCTTTGTCTGTGGCGTTGTTTGTTTTGATGGGTGTAGTTTAGTAAATATTAAACATTTAGTAAAGTGTTTATTTAGTGGAAAATAAATAAAGTTTAGTTCTGTTTAGTAATTTATTGATTTTAAAGAGAATTTATTTTTAGAAAGGTTGTTTGATTGCTTAATAAATAAACAGATTGAGTTGCAAGCGGTCGTTTTTGAAGAGAATTTTGCAGATTTTAGGAAAAAGAAAACCGCCCGTAGGCGGTTATTTTATTAGTGAGGGAGAATAGTAAAGTGTTGATTTAGCTTACCATAGGCTTTCTCAACAAATTCTACTTTTGTGGAATGATTAAAATCTAATAGGCGATCTATCTGTGGTAAGTGTACATCTAATCGTCTTGCCATTTCTGCTTTGCGTACACCTTGTTTAATCATTTCATTTAAGAGAAATACTTTCATTGATTGCAGCACGGTAAGATTAACCGTATGTTGTCCCTCTTTAATTGGGCTTGGCATTGGTATTTCTCGTCTATCATCAAAATAGAATTCAAGGGCTGTGGCTAAGCCATCTTGTGCTTCTAATAGGGCTTCTTCTAAGTCCTCACCTACGCTTGCCATTTCAGGAATATCAGGGCAAGTCACAAGATATGTGCCGTTATCATCAGGGGTAATTTCAACTGGGTAGCGTAACATATAAACTCCTAGAAAAGCCCCTCTTTCGAGGGACTTTGTTATTTAAGATCTAAGTCTTTCTTAATCTTATTTACTAAACCTGTACCAATCTCTTTGCTCCCGTGATAAGGAAAAACCGATTGTTTTCCGTTTAGTGTTACCTTTCGATGACTGCCTCGCCTATGGTTTTCAATTTCGCAACCTTGAGCAAGTAAGTACCTCAGGAACTCGCTGTATTTCATAAGATACCTCCTTATCAAAACAGCAAGGAAATAATACAACATTTTTGTTGGTATTACAACATTTTTGTTGTGTTTTTTTTGTAGCAGAAAAGAAAACCGCCACGAGGGCGGTTTATTCAAGGAATATTATTTTATCTTTTGAATTGTTGTAGTAACAGATCGAGTTTATTATCAACCCCATCTATTTTCTTCTCCATATTGCCTAGTCGCTGCTCAACATTGTCTAGTCGTTGTTCGACATTATCCAATCTAGATTCAACTTTAGTGAGGCGAATATCAAGATTTTTGATATTGGTCTCTACTTGGACAAACTTATCATCAATTTTCGAGAATCGAGCTTCAACTTTGGTGTCAAGGTGTGAATATACTGTCCATAATGCAATTACAGCAGTAACTACTAATGCAATGAGTGTAGAGCCACCAGCTTTATAAAAAGCCTCTTTCGTCAAATAATTTGACTTGATTTCTCTTACATCGCCTTCAACTTGTCTTAATCGAGCATATAAATTCACTTCTTCCGTCTCCTGATAACTAATTTGTGAATTATTATGCCCGCCGTATACTGCATTTGCAAGTAAGGATAGTATGATTGCATCTCTAGGATCATTTTGAATCATTGGTCTATTCATTTTGTGAGCCCTTAATCCATTCTAAAATTCTCTCTCTGTCGAAAAAAAGCATATTATTACAGCAAACACAAGTGACAATAACGGCTGTTCTCGCTTTTTGGTCTAACCAATATTTTGTTCCTTCCCGTTCATTGAAATGCAAAGAATGAAATTCAGGAGCTGCAAATTTCATAACTTCATCAGGAGATGGCTCTATTCGGTATGGAATGGTTGGAACACCGATAATTTTCTCTCCGCATAATTCCGTAAAAGTGTCATAGCCATCGTGTAAATAATGTTCTTGGCTATTACAAATAGGGCAAGTTAAATTCCGCCCAGTACGTTGCGTGATAAAATCCGCAAACTGTTCAGGTTTAATGCGTTTATTATTCATTTTAACTTCCTTTCTACCCAATAAAACAACCGCTGGCTACAAATAGCTCCGATGCTCAACCGCTACGCTAATGCCTACAAGTCTTTAGGATTTATTGGCAATACTCGAATAAATTTCCCAAGGATAATAGCAGTATCTAAGGTTTCTCTCTTTATATCAAAAGGTTCGTAAGTCTTGTTGTCCGATAGGGCTCTATAAATACCACCTGGAATTTTTTGTAGTCTTTTTATATAAACTTCATCATCAATAACAAAAATATAAACACCCTCGTTATCGTAATAATTGATTGTAGTATCAATAAAAACAACATCCCCTTTGTTTATTGTTGGGCTCATACTATCAGTTGGAATGGTGATCATCTCAATGCCATTGCTTGATTTTCGCCCTACAATTTCAAGCAAGCCGTCTAAAGAGAAATAGATAGATTGAATAATTTCAGGATAGTTAGTATTGACAAAACCTGTTTCGCCCGCCTTAGCTTTGAAGTCAATTAGATGAATGGGGTATTGATGAGACTGTGTTTCTTGAATTGACATAGCAGACACAATCGCACTTTCTGTTTCTTCATCATAGTCCAAATAAAAGCTAGGCATTCCATATTCATTCTCTAATCTTCTTGCTGCACGCTCACCAAAAGATGATTTTCCTGATTTTAATTGTGATATGTAGCTTTTTTCCTTTTCTGGAATATCTCTTGTGTTGAACCATTCTGTAAGTTTTTTTCTGCGAATCTCTGGCAGGGTCATACCTTTAATCATAATTAACCTCACTTTTCATTTTTAAATTATTTTATTTAGAATTTCCTAAACAAGCAAAAGCTAAACTTTACTTGACTTTGTATTTAGTTAAATCTAAACTCAATCTAATTTTTACTTAACGGGAGTGTTAATGAACTTAACTAGTTATTTGTCAGATCGCCCTCGTGGTTTCAAAGCTGACTTTGCAAAAAAGCTTGGTATTTCCAAATCTTATTTACGACAAGTTGAAACAGGGTATTCACCAATGCCAGCCTATCTTGCTAAGAAAATTGAAGAAGTCACGAATGGCGAAGTAGCCAAATCTGAGCTTCGCCCCGATCTGTGGGATTAATTTACCCAAAGGAATGTGCAATGCCACGCAATGAATTAACAAAAAATGCAAGAGCAATCGGACTGAGTGAATTACAATTTAGCCGTACATTTGCAGATAATGTGGAAATGGTGGCGGTGATTATTGATTACTTAAGTATTGAGCTTGCGGATATTCGTTTCGCATTACGATTAGATAATATTCAAGGTAAAGCTAATCCATTTTTATTTGCTCGTAGGCTAATGCTTGAGGAGGCTAGTGATAATGTTACAGATATCACTCAGCCTAGCCCTTGGCAAAATGCCGGTGTAACCGCTATTCACGGTGGCTCAATAGCTACTAATACCGTTACTGCTCAACAAATTGCAGCAAATACCATTACCGCCAACGAAATCGCAGCCGGCACGATTGCAGCTCGAAATATGGCAGCAAACTCGATTAATGCAAGTCATA